GGTGTGACAATGGGCATGGTGGTGGAAAATGGTTTGTAGCTATCGATGCCGAAGGAAGAGAAGATTACGGGCCGCACGTTGACCGCCTCGCAGCCTATGAGGAGACTGGCTTGGAGCCGGGGGAAATCGAACAGCTCAAAGGTGAAGCATTTGGTCTGAGAGTGGACAAGCAAGAGCTGGAGCAATATCGTGCTCTCGGCCCCATTGACCGCCTCCGCGAACTGGCCGAGGCCGCACTACGGAGGGAGCAGGATGGCTGATATTCTGACGATCATAGCTGCTGTGGAGTGGATGGCGCTTGGCCTGCTTGTCCTGTGGAAGCTCAAGGGGTGGAATCGAAAGATGGAAGAGTTATACGAAGACATGAAGAAACAGTGGGAGGACGAGCATGAGACTAGTTGATGCGGATAATGCACGAGAGTGCTTTGGTGGTGATGGGGTGACTGGAGCTGTCATGCAGCGGATGTTTGATAGCCTGCCCACCATCGACGCCGTGCCTGTGGTCAGGTGCCGGGAGTGCAAGTTTTACCGAGAGTTCCGTACAAAACGGCACAACCAGCTCATGCGACTGTGCTACCGGATGGGCAAGCACGATATGGAGTACCCGGTCAAGCCGGATGATTTCTGCTCCTACGGCCAGCGAAAGGAGGACAACCTGGACGAAGCCATCGAAAAGTACCTGAAAATCAAGGAGGAGGCCAACATGGACAAGCCGAGAATTTGCGAGGTGCTTGGGGTTGAACCAGAAGAAAAGTTTGAAATTAGAGGAAACACGTTAGGGCGATTTCGTATCAATAAATATGGGACATTCCAGATTGAAATATCAAATGACTGCTGGGGATTCTCCACTGTGGAATGTCTTAACAATCTCATAAATCATCCAGAAAACATCGCCCGCAAGCCACGCTGGACGGAGCAGGAGGTGGAGAGGGCGAAGGCTATCAAAGTGCTATATCCAGTTGTTAAAACATTGGCATACGTTGATATAGTGGGACAGACATTTTACATGTATGATGACGAAGACAACTATAAGGGCAGTCTTGATAACCTTGATGAAACGTTTCCTACGCTGAGGAGCATAAGGCGGGCCACATTGGACGAGATCATCGGAGGTGCCCAATGAAATCCCCTGAGTGTGTATGCAAAACGTCAGAAGAGTACATTCGTGTTGCGTTAGCTCTAGAAACTCTTGCTTACCATGACAAAAACTACTTAGACAGTACATTCGCAAAGAGCAATGCTGCTATCAGTGAAGAGATACAGGCTTGCTTGCAGAAGGCTTTAACGATGATGGAGGAAAAACAATGAGAGAAATCCTTTTCAAAGCCAAGCGGCTGGATAATGGAGAGGTGCTATATGCGGACACATGGGTATAAAGGAACAGATGTATATCGCCTGTGGGGGCAGATTGTAACAAGATGTGAAAACCCAAACGCCAAAAGTTACAGATGGTATGGGGCGCGTGGGATTACTATGGATGATACATGGAGAAGCGATCCAAAATCTTTTTGCGACTGGGCGATTGCGCATGGTTATAAAGCAGGGTTAGAGATAGACAGAATTGACGTGGACGGGAATTATACGCCCAATAACTGCCAGTTTGTTACGCATAAAGAAAACTGCGCCCCTAATAAGCGAAGGTTGAGGGCAACAAATAAAACAGGAGAACGGAATATTTGCTTCTCGAAACATGGGAAATTTGAAGCCTATGCTTACATAAATGGAAAGCAAAAATATATCGGTGCTTATCGTACTCTTGCAGACGCAGTAAAGGCAAGGGATATTGCGGAGGGCTCCATCCACGACGGGGAGGGCGGACAGCATGAGGAGGGATAGCACTTGAACGAGTTCCCGGAGAGGCTGAGGCGAATAAGAGAAAGGAACCGGTTGAGCCGGTATAAACTCTCTGATTTATGTGGGATATCGTCTGACCAAATCAGAAGATATGAACTTGGAGAAAGAAAGCCTCGGTCAGATGCACTAGAGGCAATAGCTGACTATTTCGAAGTGTCGACAGATTACTTGCTCGGAAGGACGGACTATCCGTGTGTAGTTAAACCTTTATCGTCTCACAGAAGAATTTGATAATTCCTCCTTTTTGAGGAATCACAACCTGAATTTATGCGAAAATGGGAGCGTGGGGGCGTATGCCCCTGCGCTCCCATTCTCTTTCCATCCCCTTTTCCTCCTTCACGCAGAGTGGGTGGCGTCGGTGCATCTGCCGCCACCCTCTCTGTGTGCAATATGCCGCCGGTCGAACACCACCCCACTATTCGGGGCATGAGGGGTCGCACCCCTCTGGCGGCGAATGACGGTGGAAAGACACTACACCAGATTGCCAGAGCGTCTAGGCGCTGGGAAGAGTAAGACGCGAGCCGCCTGTCATGGGGGCGGAGCTAAAAAAGCGGTGGCAGCTATGACCTGCCCCGGCGCTATCCCACTGAAAACTGCCCTGCGAGTGGCTAATCATGATGTCGCCGCCGAGACCAGGGTGTGTCAATCTAAGCGAGACGGCGCAAATATGCCATCTTAGCTCAACTGGTAGAGCAACCGTCTTGTAATCGGTAGGTTGGAGGTTCGATTCCTCCCGGTGGCTCCAGAGATGCCCGGTGTATGCCGGACAAAGCATCATCTTGTGGTGGTGCTTTATATGCCGAGTGCAGTAGCAGAAGCGGAAGCGGCGGCCCGTTACGTCGTGGACGTGTGGCGGCTCAATGCCGCCTCTCGGCTCCAAACGCAGATGGAAAGCAAAAGAGGCACTGCGCGATTAAATTAAATGCCAATGGGCGGCTGGACAACCTACTGTCCGCCATATGCCGCTCCTCGCCGCATGAGGCGGGCGGTGGCACCAGATGTATGGCACCACAGGTTAAAAGCAGACGGGCCTTCCTTGTGCGCTGTGCGAAAGCGGCAGGGCGAAGAATATTTAATTGGCTGACCCCGGCTATATAAAGATGAACGGTTCCTACTGACGACACCAGCGGAGGGGTTGAGATGTACCGTGATTGCTATACGATGGAACTGGCCTACCCCTGTGAGGCTGACGGATGTAGGTGTGGTTCCGGCTGTCTTAGGACAAGGCCGGATTGTAACAGGACGGCTGACGAAGATTCGTATAGTAATTGTGATGTGATACCGCACAGCGGATTACATACAGGCCCGCGGCAAGCCTGACCAAACCCGCAACATACCCCGCAAGGGGTATCTATGCCCCCAAAAGCGCACGAGCTGGAGAGGGCAAAAAAGCCGCCCCCGGAGGGGCGGCAGGATTAGCTCAGAATTTCTTTCAGTTTGTCCAAATTCCCGGCATTGGGGCTGACCTTGCCGCTCTCCCAGCGGGATATCACGGCCTGGTTAACGTCCATCGCATCCGCAAGCTGGGCTTGAGTCAAGCCTTTGGCCTTTCTGGCGGCGGCAATATCAAACTCGACAGACGCAAGGGGGCGCTTGCCTTTACCGGCAAAATAGCCTAACTGCCAAGCCCCCTGCATTTCAAGGGGCTGGAACTTTTCAGACCCTCCCTCCACGGGCGGGTCAATGCTGGTGATCTCGCAAAGCGCCTCAGCAACCTGCCGGTCGAGATCCCTCTTTAGGAGGCCAAGCCTGTGAGCATCAGAAATGACTCTGGCGAGTGCTGTATACGGGCGCTGAGCGGCAAGGGTGAGATCCCCTCCGATCTCCTGCGGATATGCCGCCGCGTTGAGCCGACCGAACACCCAGCCAAACACGTATGCTCCTCTGTTTGTCATCAGCAACCGACCTCCTTGAAATAACGGTATTCCATTTCGTCATAAACATTGACCTTGAGCTCAACCTTGCTGTCAGGATACTGGGAGGCATAACGAGCGGCACAATCCTCGGCTCCCTTCTTGTCGTCCATATAAGCACCCATCATCCAGCCGTCTTTGCAAACGCAATATTCATAGTGTTTCATGACTTTACCTCCTATATTGTTCCTTTTACTTTTTATGACTTAATTATATCATAAAATATGATATTGTCAATACATATTTTGAAAAATATTTGCCGCCCCGCAGTTGCAGGAG